CTGGTAGCAAAATCCCTGAGCCGCTGATCACTCCAGGCACTCATATCTCGGCGTAGATCTTTAGCGTGCAATTGCCACACGATGTTTTGGATCAAGGGATTTAACATTGGTCAGTCCCAAGCATAAGGCTCGTGATCCGATTGTTCTATCATCCCAATCACTGCCAGCACTTCTGGAACCGACACATCAAACCGTTCGGCGATCTGCTCCACGGTGGCACCTTGGTATAGGGCTTCTTCAATTTCAATGGATAGGTTAGAAAAATATCCCATCATAGTCTCCTTGTTGATAAAATCCGTGCGGCATCAATCCTGGTGGCAAACCAGTTGAACAATCGCCGGTCTAAATCTTGTAGCAAAAAAACTGTCATCTTAACCCCAGTCCTTGAAATCGCCGGACTCTTCTTGATCCCGATAGCCTGCGGTATAGGCAGTGATCTCGTCCGCGGTCATATCTTTCAGTTCCACACGATCGCTGGAATATGAGTCACCACGATAGTAGTGTGGGTTGTACGATCTGCGATAATAAGCATCGGCTGATCCACGGTCGTAGGCTCCGCCGTGGCGGGTGTCATATTGTACTAGAGTTTGGTTCATTGTGTTTTCCTTTCACGCACATCGGTATTCAAGTTTGGTCGCAGTTCCCGGATCAAGGCACGCTCTACCGAATGTGCCTCGCTCTTGCCACGCACCACAGCCACTATCGAGTATGCAAAAGCACCAGAGCCACGATCACGCAAGGCTTCGTAGAGTGCCCAACTCTTGTCTTCTGAACGGCTACGATACAGATGCTTGTTCATACGAACCCGCACTGACTTCTGCACAGTGCTTTCTGTCTTGGCAGTGACACCAATGTAGAAGTCTGTGCCCGACACGATCTTGTAAACGATGTGGGTACGATCTACTCGTTTTTTGCGGGGTGCTTTTTTCATTTCCATAAACACATTATAACCGAAATAGGCATTTCTGGTCAACCCCGTGGTAAGCAGATACTAACCTGCTTGTTTTTGGGGGTGTTGCGTAAAAACAACACAAAGAATATTTTGTTTAACCCAGGCTGGCCAACCATCGTTCCAAGTCGCCGTACATGGCGGCCATCATGGCTTCTCTGCTGCCGAAGAAAACGATCCTGCGTCGTTTCTTTCTGGCATTAAAATCAAGATAGTAGGGCCATTCCAGTTTGCGATCTAGATCCAGGATTATCTTTTTGGTCATGCGGCTGCAAGAGGATCGAGGCTCATTGCCGTCCGACAAGTCCAAGACCCATGATTCTAGTTTGAGTACATCATGCATGATTTCATAACCGTGATGTGTGAGCCTCAGTCCACCATCGCGACGGATGTTGGCCCACCATGTGATCATGGCTCGATCTTCGGGTTCACGCAAGGCATCGGGGATGTCCACCAGCAGGCGCTGGACTATGTCAAGTTTTCGATTTGGCATTGGGGAATATGGTATCCCCTTGTTTGAGCAACACCACTGAGAACTTGTCTGTCTTGAATTGCGTGTTGAGTTTCTTGGCCAAGTTGATGGCATGGCCAGGATTGGAGAATGATACTTTTTTGTACTTGGGTCCAGGATACTGCACCAAGAGATTGGCCGTCTTGAAGTTGATAGGGCGGCCATCAAAGAACACCGCGTAGATGCCTTCGGCCGCTAGTACTTGCTCGGTCTTGTAAGTAGCACGATCGGTGGTTTCAACCAACACCTGAGGTTTGGGTCTTGACATCAATAAACTCCTACTTTTATTTATCTCATAAAGTAGGTAGTTTTTAGAAGGTACCTCCAGATACCTGTATTTCCTGCACTTCTTGAGATTTTGCCTGAGGTTCTTGGCGTGTTTGCTCCAGGGCGAGCAACAATCTGGTAATATCAGCATGTAGATCTCGAGCATCGGAGATGGAAAGCACGATATCTCGTTGTTGGCGGTTTTCGGCTTGTCGCAAACGATCGATGAAACGATTGATATGCTGGCTCATATCGCTTGGGCTTCTTCCTGAGTGCGGAACGGACCTTGATACTGATAGCGTTCCAGCATGATTAGTTTAGGGCATTCGACCACTGACCAGGCACGGCCTTGGCGCACTCGATACCAACCTGCAGCCAACCATGATTTGCTGCGGTTCTCTCTCGTCCATAATGGAACTTGATGTTTGACATCGTAGATGGCATTGTAAGGCCGATGTGTGGTGGGATATCCATAGATCTCGTTGCCAGGATCTTGTGTGATCTGTGAGCGTGGAGACTTTTCAAAGTCAATGGCTACCTTCTTTTTGATAGTAGGAATGTTTTTGTATCGTTCAACATGGTTATGGATTTTCACAGCGAAGCCACCAGGCTCGGCCTGTATGTTGCCAATCTTGACATCTCCGTCTCGCAAGATCCAATACTGGTCGGGTACCACGGGTTTAGCTACAATCATTTAATGCTCCTTGATATGTTTGATTCAGCCAACGGCTGTACTGCTCGGCCTGATCGCTCACGCGAGTCAATTCATGTCGACCACAGAACCGCATGAATCTCACTCCCACCTGACCGATGTCCTTGTGGCTGATCTGTTCGCAGATGGCAGCATCTACATAGGCCTTGACATCGTCGGGCTGTGCCCGGAGATCAATCAGGCTGCGATTTCGATTGTAATCATCCAGCACACGATGTTCTTCTCCGTTGTGATCAGTCCACGGTTGTAGCATGAGATTGTTCCAAGAATAGCCTCGTGTGTTGCGATCAGCAAATGCTTCCTGCAGGCCTACCTTGTTCTTGGTGCCTTTGGTACGCACACCAGGATAGGCCGAGAACACATTGTCAGATGCATCACCTCTCATGCATTTCTCAAACAGCAACCATTCAGGGTCAGGTGGTGTTTTAGCGGTCTTGGTTTTCTTGTCGATCACTTCTTTGCCTTTGGCATCAAAGATGCCTCGCACGGTGATCAGCTCATCAGTGATTCCATTGTATTGATCTACTGTATCTGACAGCAATTGCACGAAGTCAGTATCGCTGGAAACTATGGTGTGCTGATCTTGGGGGTGTAGTGCGATCCAGCGAGCGATGATATCGTCCGCTTCTGCGGCCGGGTGCCGGATCACTGAGCAGTTGGTCTGTTCAGCCAAGTATTTAGTAAACTCGTCATAAGTTTCCCAAAACACTCTATCTTCTTCTTGCTCGCTTTCAGTCAGCGCCGCACGAGCCACGGCACGGTTCTTTTTGTAGGGCTCGTAGAAATCCTTGCGCCATGAGCGTCCCTCCAAGGCAAATACCACATGATCTGCATTGAACTTCCGGGCTACTTTGTTTACAGCACTTAGAGTGATGTGTAGGGCGTACCCTACTTTTTCCGATAGATCTGCGGCACGGAAAGCCACATGCCTGGCACGGAAAAAGGTGTTAGCAGTATCGATCAGTAGGTATCTCATGCATCATATCAGTTTGTTGTTGACAATGTATTGTAGCATGAAACGGGCCCAGGCTCCGTGCGCAGCCTCACCAAAATGCCAAGAATTGGGCGAAACTGTGTCATGCCCGTTGCGCCGTAACCACTGATCCCAGGTCATTTGGGCATCATAGGGTCCGATGTAACTGGCGCCCCAGTCATGCCGCTGATCCAGGGAGATTTCGGCAAAGTGGTTATTGCCATTGAAAAACACATGTTTGATTCCAAGGTCTGTGAGTTCTTGATGTAACTGCCAAATATGTGAATGAGCTTGTTGTGTTTTAAGTTTCCAATCAGTTCCAATGACAAAGTTACGATATTTTTCTTGTGCCTCTTGTGGCAAATCATCTATACCACTGGAACCCACTTGATAATAATCCCCGTTGATTGACCACTCTTCTCGTTCCCAAGTTGACCACTGTATGATCATAAACACCCGGGCTATATCCTGGCGATGTTGTTCGATCCAGGCGCGGGTAGTCCTCATAATCCTGGCGTTGCTGGCCGCGGATTCCGCATCGCATTTAAAGGTGCATTTCAGTGCACCAGAGAGCCTTTTACCCCAACTCACTGCAAGATTTGCCGGGTGAGGTAATCTATGTAGATAATTCAGTGCGGGATCGTCTTCAGCAAAGGCATGCTGGTTCACCGCCTCGGCCGCTGCTGTATGGCTGTCGCCGTTGACATATAATATCATAATTGCAAAAAGATTTCGTGGGGAAGTTTCATTGTGTCAGATCTGTCTTGTATCAATGCCATCTGCGCTGGATCTATGATTTCCGGATCTATCCACCAATCTTCAAAGGATTCCCAGGTATTTGTTGCATAGTTTTTCACGGCTACATTTGTTATTAGCAAGTGATATCCCAGACTGTCTAAAAAAGCTCTTGAGTTTCGTTGTATTGCAGGATCGGCTTGGAAAATATCATGTTCAAAAGTTATCACGGAAAAACGATGACGATCATGCGGGAGATTTTCCACGGCTTCAAGTGTGGCCCAATCTGCTAGGTCGGCCTGGAGATAGTCGATTTGTTCAGGACTATCCCTAAGAGTTTTAGTCCAATCAATAGATAAAGCGTCAACGATATGCAAAGAAGTGGATCTGGTCTGCTTCCATTCATCGATCAAATTGGTTTTGTGATCTATGCTGAACCCTGACCACCCAAACCGTGACTCCAAAAGATATGTGTTATTCATATATATAGGATCACTGGCCCCCAGTTCTAACCAGTATCCATTGATTTTGCCATCCAGGGCAGTGAGCACGAACCAATCTTGCCAACTTTGGCTATAATTTTCTCTAACAGACTCCATGCCCTTCCAGGGTTGTTTTATCAATCGTAATAGGCTTCTATGATATACAGGATCAAAATCCGCACGCTGATTTAAATTATGCCTTACACCTGCGTCAACGATGTCATCCCATGACTGGAGATCCAAGAATTCTTCATAAGAAGGCCATCCTTGAGTATGCCTTGTAATATCATATTCATAGTTCCGTCTCCGGATTCCTAGCATCATGTGATCAGCGCGGACTTAAAATCGGGCTGTCATCGCTGCCGTGAGGTTTAGACCGGGCTATCTTTGCTTTGGTTTCTTCAGCAGCGGCTATGCGTTGTCTTAATCCGCTGGAACTGAAACTGTGATCTCGAGCATTGTATATGATGTCAATGTTGCGTTTTTCGCATTCGGCTTGACCAGAAAAATTAGTACCTTGATATTCAATACCTAATACCCTTAAATCCACTGGCAGGATCAAAAGCAGATCTCGGAGGTCCTGCTCGGTAGAGTAGACCACGATCTCGTCCACATATCTGCAGGCAGACAACTGTATCTGTCTTTCTACTATGCTCTGCACCGGTCGATTCTTGGTATCAGGTCGATCCAGGGTGGGGTCTGTCTGCAGACCGGCGATGAGATAATCGCAATGGTTCTTGGCTTCGGCCAGCATGGCTATGTGACCGGCATGGAATAGATCAAATGTTGAGAATGTGATTCCGACTTTCTTACCTTCGTCCTTGAGCCTGCGTATATGGTTGAAAATCATGACACTTCTCTCCGGCCGCCCCCGATGTCTCGGCTTTGAGTATAGCGCACTGTGGGATTCATGGCCTGTTCTTGCTCCCAGGTCTCCATGACCACATGGCGGCACACATTTTGGAACCAACGGTCCACTATTTCTGCATCGGTGTCGTCTTTCTTGATCATGTATCCGGCTTTGATTAATCGTGTAACAAACAAAGAATTCCAGTCCAGTTCAAACGATCCTTCGTGAAGATTTTCTTGATCAATGTCCATGCTCAGGATGGCCACATAAGGTTCGCCCTTTTCCGTGGCAATATCTTTAGCGGATTTTTTCGCTTTAGTTTCGCGAGGTGCCTCTGTTTTTTGCGGCTTCTTTCTAAATCGATCAAATAATCTCATATCATGTTCCCCAGGCATTGCGCCAGATATCTACCTGCAATCTAGGGCTATAACGCCATCCACGCTCCATGGCCAGACTGGCTACTTCCTGCACGTTGAGATTGTATACCTGCGGTACGCCTCCCATGGGCATCAAATACACAGGTCCGCCGAATCCAGCATGACGGAATTCTTCCACAGCACGCTCAGCATCTTCAACATCTTTCCTTGTAGATACTACAAATTTGAGATAGGTATAACCAATCATCTCATAACTTTTTACGATAGTGGGATTGATGGCATTTTCCCAGGATTCACCTGAACAAGGTAACTTTGGGCTCACAGAAAATGTCAGTCGATCGTAGTCTCTGCCATGGCGAGTGAATTCCTCAAACAAATAATCTTTGACTTCAGGGTACAGCCACTGGCTGCCGTTGGTTTCAAAAGTGAGATCTCGTAACCCTTTGGCGCGACACATTTCGATCAGTTCAGGATACCTCTTCTGATAGCCCAGCAATGGCTCGCCACCAGTGATCACGAGATGCACTGTGTCTGACCCACAATCTTGATCCCAGCGACCGTGTGGTATCATGCCGTGCATTTGGTCAACTATATCAGGAACATCATGCTGATGGTTGAATTTCTTAAACTCTGGATAGATCGACGCATAAGTGTCACAGCCCGATGTCACCAGGGGTAGATCTTCAAACTTTTCGTATTTGCCTATGTCGCGGATGATCTCTACTACTTCGGGATTGTGTCCTTCAAAGTCATCGGTCCGCCCAAATTTGCGGCAGCGGAAATTACAGCCATAGGTGCGGAAGAATACTGATGGCACACCGGCCCAGCGACCTTCGCCTTGCAAACTATAAAATATTTCTGTGTAAGTGATTTTTTCCATGATCGTATTTAGATAGTTTCAAAAAATTTCTTCTTGTAAATATCGCCGCAATTCTTTGTCTGTGGGCTCTACGGCGTAATTGCGTTTGAAAAATATCTCATAACTGTCCGAGCCGTATTTGCCAATGCCATATAACATTGTAGCATCTTCGTGCTGCCAGGTCAAGAAGTCTTCGGTCATCCTCCGCAATCTGTTATAACGCACATTGACCATGCCCAATGGCCATATAATCTCTTTTACTTCTTGCTCTGTGGCTTTTAGAAATTGATTTGGAGTTTTCCATTTTTTTATGAATATAGGAAACACCGTTTTCACTGGTTTGCGTCCTGTTTGGTTGAGCATGATCACAGCAACCATATGTTGCCAAGCACCATTCACTGTGAATCCAGCCGGCAGTTGTTGCTGGACCATCAAATCATCGCGTAAGGGTTTAATCATTGCTCGCGAACGAATCTTTGTAGCCGGGGAGGTTCCCATCCTTCGGGCTTGAGTACTTTACCATCTTCTCGCCGATTCACACGACCAGTGCGCGGATCTACCTTGGCAAAGTTGCTACG